ACTCAATGGGTACAGGCTGCTGTACCTGGAGCTACTGGAGCAGCTGGAGCTGATGGCTCATCTGTAACTAGTTATGCCAATACATCAGCATTTCCATCATCAGGCAACTCAGTTGGCGACTTTGCATTTGCTACTAATACTAAAACCGTTTATATTTGGGACGGATTAGAGTGGGACCGAATTTCAGCTGGTGTAGATGAGAGTCCAGTAATTATTACAGACCCGACTACGACTCACGCTCTGACTAATGATGGAAGTACTAGTACAGTAACAATGCTAGCACAAGATCCCGAAGGTTTTGATATTACTTACGGAATTGCTTATAAAACAACAAATAATGCAAGACCCTCACAACTCTCTTCTGACACTACAATTAATCAAGCAAATGGAGTCTTTACATTTACACCATCATCAAATACTTCAAATGCAGGATCGTTTAGAGCTAGATTGAGTGCATCAGACGGCGCTAGAACCACGACTCGTTTTGTAGATTTTAGTTTATCTTTTTATGATTCCTTAGATGCTTTAAATGATGGTAGCTGTATAGCTTTGTATAAATTAAATGGAAATGGTGACGATGTTAGCGGAAATCATAATGCTACTGGATACTTTTCCGGGAGTTCTTCTGGATTCGATAACTCGATTTATAAGTATGATAGTTCATTGGATGCTAGCTCTACAGTTCTGGACCTTCCGGATGTAAGAACTTCTTATCCAATTACAGTTAGTGCATGGATGAGGCCAAATAATATTTCGGCAGCTTTTGGTCATCTTTTAAACATGACAATGGGATCTAGTCAACGTCTCGTTACTGGATTTGCTCCTCGCGGAGGCGTTTACGGGCTAATAATTGCTTATGGCGGAAGTAACCATTGGTACTTTACACCCACCACAGCATTTGTAGTGAATACTTGGTATCATATAATTTTTTCTATTGCTGGAAATAATGACTCTAATCATGCAGTATATATAAATGGCTCCCCTTCAGTTACTGCTTATAATGACGGAGGTTCCGCAGGAGGTTCCGCAGGTTGGGCACTTGGCGGAGGCTCTAATGGAGCAGAAAGATTCTCGGGGCATATAGATCATGTGCGTGTTTTCAATAAAGCTCTTTCATCCACTGAAGCAGCAACTCTATATAATGGTGGAGGTTAATAATGGCAATTAACTTTCCATCAAATCCATCTAACGGTCAAACCCATTCCGGGTTTACCTATAACTCGTCCGTTGGTGCTTGGGAATCAACTGCCTCTACTCCAGTAACCCAAGCAACACTAGATGGATACTTACAGGTAGCAAACGTAAGCAGTACCACTACTGTATACACTGCCCTGTCTGATCTACCTATGTCTGGTAATGATACTGGTGCACAAGCGTATGTTTCTGGTACGAATAGACTATATTTGTGGAACGGTACTGGGTGGTATAACATTGCATTAATCAATACTAACCCAACTATCAGTGGTGCTAGTGCAACTTATAACCTTAACACCGATGGTTCTAATACTGTCGTAACTCTAGTAGCAAGTGACCCAGAAGGATTACCAATCACCTTTACAGCATCACATACGGGTTTGGGTGTAGGTGCAAATGCCATTGCTACTGTTACCCAATCTAATAATATCTTTACATTTACTCCTACAACTAATACTGCTTTGGCAGGTACGTTTACTACTACATTTACAGCTAGTGACGGGGTAAATCTTGCTGGAGCGAATAGTTCGTTTACACTGGCATTCATTGTTAATATCGACAATAGTAACTACACTACAGCTTTAATTACATCAGTAGGTGGTAACAATGCTGATAACAACGACTTTGTAGATTCAAGCACAAGCAGTCATACAATTACTGCTGCTGGTAATGCAACACAAACTACTTTTAGTCCTTATCGAAATGGCGGGTATTCCACTTATTTTAATGGAACAGAGTATTTAAAAACAAATTCAAGCATTTCTCTTGCAAATGATTTTACTATGGAGTTTTGGATTTATAGAGTCGCCTCCGGTAATGACTACATGGTTTGTGTAGGAAATACTAACACGACCTCGGGAATCGAGGTATATATCGGATCAAATGGAGGTCAGTTTAACTTATATCACAATGGGATGTGGAGAATTTATTCCACTTCGTCTATTCCTGCTCTGTATGAATGGAGTCATATTGCTGTAGTAAGAGACTCGGGAACAATTACTATGTATTTAAACGGTACTTCATTAGGTACCTATAGTATGACGGATACAATTAGCGGAGAAGTCTATGTAAATGCAGAACTATATAATTCTAGTGTAGCAAGCGGGGGTGACGGCTATATGAGAGATGTTAGAATTGTAGACGGTACTGCCATCTACACTTCTAATTTTACTCCTCCCACAGAAAAACTTACAGAAGTATCAGGAACAGAAGTTTTACTTTGTAACCTTCCGTATATTGCGGATAGTTCTTCAAATGGCTTGGCGCTAACTATTACAGGAACTCCAGAGACACAACCATTCTCACCATACGACTACGAAACATACTCTGCTACAGACAATGGCGGGTCAAATTTCTTTACTACCTCGAACGATTATTTTACAGTACCATATTCATCTACATTAGATTTTGGCTCCAATGATTTTACGATTGAATGGTGGATGAATCCAACGACTACTGCTGGAGATCAAAACATCTTAGCACAGTCTAATAACTTAGGAATTTATGGGCCTCTTTGGATTCGATACAACGGTGGTGTTTTAAAAGCGTGGGCAACTACCGCTGGCGGTACATTTAATATATTTAATAGTACAACTATTTCTGGGTCTATTCCAGCAAATCAATGGACCCACGTAGCTATCACTAGAACATCTTCAGGGGTATGGAAGACATATTTAAACGGGGTACAGTCATATACTAGTACTGTGGCAGGATCCTTGTATGTAAATTCTAACGATACTGTTATCGGAGGATCCTCTACTGCTAATTATGATTTTGAAGGAAGTTTGTCGGACTTTAGAATAGTAAACGGTACAGTCGTTTATACAGCAGACTTTACTCCACCCACAGCACCACTAACAGCCATCACCAACACTTCTCTGCTTCTTAGTGGTACGAACGCAGGTATTATTGATAAGTCACAGTCAGTAAAATCATTGACTTTAAACGGTGACGCGAAGTCATCTACTACTCAGACAAAGTATTTAAGTTCGTCAATGTATTTTGACGGGTCTGGGGATTATTTAGCTTTTACAAGCGACTTGTACGGCTGGACTGGAGATTTCACGATAGAGGCTTGGGTGTATCACACTTCATTTGGTACATACTCAAACCCAATCTACACCACTGGCGCCACCAGTAGCCTAGGGGCGGATTTCTTTGAGCTTGGGGCGAATTCAAGCGGAGCGTATCAAGTATTTTGGGCAGGTAGCAGCCCTCTAATATTAGCGCCTTCGGGCCATTATGTTTCTACAAACACTTGGTCGCATATAGCTCTGACAAGATCGGGATCCACTTTAAGATTATATGTAAACGGAACTCTGGCAACGTCAGCGACTAAAAGCGGCGCTCTTCCTTCTTCAACAACAGATCGATCTTTTATAGGAACTCAATCCTATGGCCCCGGGGTTACTACTCGGTCATTTTATGGATACATGAGCGACGTTCGCCTTACCAAAGGCTTAGCCCGCTACACAGCAAACTTTACACCACCCACTGCAGCGTTACAAGGGTAAATAGATCATGGCACGAATAGATTTTCCAAGTAACCCATCCAACGGACAGACTCTTACTGTTACCGTTGCCGGGGCTAATACTGTTTATACTTACAACAGTACTTACAGTGTATGGAGATCAAAAGGTACTGCTACGACAATTTCTTCAGGCGGTGGTGCTTCAGTAACAACATCTAACTCAGCACCGTCCAGTCCAAGCTCTGGCGACCTTTGGTGGAACTCAATGGACGGTAATATGTACGTCTATTATAACGATGGTGATTCCAACCAATGGGTTCAATCTAATCCAGCCCAACAAGGACCAGCTGGTGCTGCTGGCCCTGCTGGTGCTTCTGCTAATCTTACAAGTATATCTTCTAACCTTATTCCAAGCGCTAATGTTACCTATGATATAGGAACCTCAACGAGCTCTTGGAAAGATCTGTACCTAAGCGGTAATAGCATATACCTAGCCGGTGCACAGATTTCTAGAAACGCATCTGGTGGTATTGATTTACCGTCTGGGTCTAAGGTAGGAGGCACCGCTATAGGTACAGGTAGTGGTGGCACGTCTGTGACCGTGTATTCTAGTAACTCAGCATTTCCTACAGCCGGTAACACCCGAGGAGATTTTGCTTTTGCTAATAATACAAGCGTACTACACGTTTGGAATGGCAGTCAGTGGGACGTCATTTCACACGGCGTAGACGAGAGCCCAATTATAGTTACAGAACCTACTACTTCAGTAACTTTGGCTGGCAACGGCAGTCCATCAACGGTGACTATGGTCGCGACCGACCCAGAGGGTTTTGATATTACGTATGGCGTTGCTTATAATACAACAGGCAGCGTGTTACCAGATCAACTGGGAACAAATACTACTGTAAATTCAAATGGAGTGTTTACTTTTACCCCTACATCAAACACTAGCTTACCTGGATCATTTAAAGCTAGGTTAAGTGCTTCTGATGGAGTAAGATCAGTTACTCGTTTAGTAGACTTTTCTTTAGTTTTCCAAACAAATGAAATAAGTGTTTCTCCTTCACTAAGTGGATCTGCTACTTTAAATAGATCAGACGGAAATATTACTGGCTTTACTCCTGGAACCGTGTATACTCTTACAAACAACGGTGACCAAGACGTTGTATTTGATTGGACGTTGAAAGGGGCCGGTGGAGGCGGTACAGGTAACAATTCCGGAGGCGCTGGAGGTGAGACTACAGGCAGGTGGTCTCTTGCTGGTGGCGGTGGTACTGTTAATTTAATAGTTGGAAATGCTGGTACTAGTTCTACTGCTACTAACCATGGTGGCGGCGGTGGCGGTGGTACGGGAGTATATACTGGTACTCTTGGTTCCGATACACCTATACTTGTAGCTGGAGGTGGAGGCGGAGCAAGTTGGAACGCTGCAATTAGTACTTTTGGTCAAGGTGGCGGTTCCAGCGGTACAGGAGGCTCTACTGCAAACCAAACTTCTGGTGCGGGAGCAGGTACTCAGAGTGCAGCAGGGTCAGGAGCTGCTGGTAGCAGGGGAAACGGTTCTTCAGGCTCGGGCCACAATGGAGGAAACTCCGCAGGTAACAGTACCCAATATGCTGGAGGTACTGGATACGGTAATGGAGGCTATGGAGCTCACCAAGGTGGAGATGGTGGCGCCGGCGGCGGTGGCGCAGGCTACTACGGTGGAGGCGGCGGCGCTATTGGTAACGGAGGTGCTGGATCAACTGGTGCTGGAGGCTCCGGCTATATTGGTGGCTCAGGTGTATCAAGTGGCGCCACAACTGCAGGTAGTGGATCAGCTTCTGCTACAGACGGCTCTATAACTATCGAATGGATTTCTGTTTAATAAATTCGTTTAATTTTTTTTCCAAAAAAAATGTTTTTAGAACAACAAAAAAAATAAATATCTTTGTCCACTAGGATTAAATAAAAACAACAATCGCGGGAGCAAACTAATGGCAGTTAATTTTCCCAGTAGTCCATCAGGCGGTGATCAGGTAACCTTTGAAGGTGTTACCTATACATATAATGCCACTAAAGGCGTTTGGCAGTCAACATCAGCTGCTGCTAATGCTTATTCGAGATTTTTTGTAGGATCTTCACAGTTAGTAGCTGGTAGTGCAAATGCTGTTTTCACAGTAGCTGCTGGATCAGGTATTTCTCTTGATGGTCATGCCAACAACGACACCTTAACTATTACTGCAACTGGCGGAGACACGGATCAGTATCTTCAAGTTGCCAACCTTCAACCACAATTAGACAAGTACTTACAAGTAGCAAACAGCACGTCCTTTGCTACTACTAGCTCACTTGACGCATATTTGCAAGTAGCAAACAGCACAACTTTTGCTACTACTACGCAGCTAGATGCGTACTTACAAGTTGCTAACAGTACTTCTTTCGCCACTACCTCACAGTTAGATGCGTACTTACAAGTTGCTAACAGTGCTAGCTTAGGTTCTGGCAATACTAACTTGACTCAGTCTGACAGTCCTCCAGGAGGCCCATCTGTTGGTGACCTGTGGTTCGATACGTCTGACCCTAGATTATATGTTTACTATTCTGACGGCTCGTCTAACCAGTGGGTACAAACTAACCCATCTAGTTCTGGTGGTAGCTCGTCGAGCAGCGCATCAACCGGTACTATTATTGCCTTAAACTATTTCTTCGGAGGATAACATGGCAGGTCCAAATATTGTAAGCGTAGCAACGCTTTCAGCTCAGACGGCTGTACAGGCAGTATCTACTACCGCTACAGCCATTGTAACCAACTCAGCAGCTTCAGGCCGCGTTATTAAAGTAAATGCTTTATATGTCAGTAACGTCGATGGAACTAACAATGCAGATGTTAACGTTGATGTGTACAGAAACAGCACAGCATATCACGTTGCAAAGACTGTAGTTGTTCCTGCAGATGCTACTCTTGACGTAGTCTCAAAAGCTCTCTATCTTGAAGAAGGAGACGCGTTGCGTCTTACTGCAAGCGCTAACAGCGATCTGGAGGCAGTTTGTTCGTTTGAACAGCTTAGTTAAGGAGATAGGCTATGTCTCGTAAAACACCATTTGGCCGGATGGGTAAGAAGAATACGCCTTCTACTCTGGCTTTTTCTGGAATGTTTACGTTGGCTGAAAACGCTCTTGAGAACACAGATTCGTCCTGGCCGCTATCGCCTAATGATGTACAAGTCGACTATTTAATTATTGCTGGTGGAGCTTCTGGTGGCGGTAAGAGCGGTTATCTTGGAGGTAACGGCGGTGGCGGCGGTGCAGGAGGCTGTATTGAAGCTAATGCTGCCGTTCTTACCGTGGGCACTACATATTCTATTACTGTAGGAGGCGGCGGCGCTGGTTCACAAGGTACTGGTACTAACGGCTCTAGCACTACTGCGTTTGGCCTAACGGCTACAGGCGGTGGTGGCGGCGGTATGTGGTATCCACACGGTGGTGGTAATGCAAAAGCTGGAGGCTCTGGAGGCGGTGGCGGGAGCGATGGTGCTTCAACAGCTGGTGGCGCTGGGACATCCGGACAAGGACATCCTGGCGGTAGTGGTGCCAAACTGTCTGGTTACAATGGTCGCGGTGGCGGCGGCGGCGGTAAAGGCGGCCCAGGCGTCGATTCCGCAGCAGGACCAGGTATCACCAGATCTATTACTGGCAGCAGCGCAGAGTATGCAGAAGGTGGTGGCGGTCATAACGGTAGTGTGGCTGGTATAGGTGGCGGTGTAGTCTCTGGAACCACAGGAGCTGTAAATACTGGCGGCGGCGGAGCTGGAGACGGTCCAAGCGGTGGCGGTACCTCATATACGTCTGGTGCTGGAGGCAGTGGTGTAGTGATTTTACGAACTACCTCTACTGCGCAAGCTACTACTGGTTCTCCCACCACTTCCACTGATGGGTCTTATAATATCTACCAGTTTACTGGTTCCGGATCCATTACTTTTTAGAGGTAGATATGCGTAGAGCAAACCCTTTTGGTAAAAAAACTTCTACATCTGATACTGCTGCATCAGGGGTATTTGATTTAAACACGGTCGCTGCAGAAAGAAACGAAGATAACTGGCCATCAGCAACCCTTCCAATGTCGATGGAGTTTTTGGTTGTTGCAGGTGGCGGTGGAGGCAGTGGCAGTCCCAATAACCGACACGGAGGTGGTGGTGGCGCCGGCGGTTTCAGAACTTCCACACATCCAGTAGCCGTAGGTCATGTGTATACAGTAACGGTTGGTTCAGGCGGTGTAGGTGGTGCTTCTGCTACGCAAGGAGTTAATGGAGCTAACTCAAGTATAGTTGGTCCCGGCAGTCTCAATTATATTTCTGCAGGCGGAGGTGCCGGCGGTGTAGCTAGAGTTGATACAGGTAACGGCAATGGTACCGGTGCTGGTAATGATGGTGGTAGCGGCGGCGGTGGCGGCGAATCCTTCGGCGGTCCTGGTTTTGGTAACGGTAACGTCCCTTCTACAAGTCCTTCACAAGGTAACCCAGGTGGCACTACAATAGGATCGACTAACGCAAGCGGTGGCGGTGGTGCTGGCTCGATTGGAGCAAACAATACTACATTGGCACCTAGCGGATCCGCCAGCAGCGCTGGGCCAGGCGGCGCAGGCCTGTACTCGTCCATAACAGGATCCAATACTGCGTATGCAGGTGGCGGCGCCGGAGGAAACGATCAATATTATGGCGTTTCTGTAGGCGGTGTTGGCGGCGGAGGAGGTGGCTCTGGTACCAATGGCTTCTCGCGAGGAACTTCGGGCACAGTGAACACTGGCGGTGGTGCTGGTGGGTCTTGGAATGACGCGGGTGGTGGCGGCTACACGCCCAACGGCGGCTCTGGTATTGTAGTTATACGTACTAGTTCTACTGCAGCAAGTACAACTGGTTCGCCTACGATTAGTACCGATGGTTCATATAATGTCTACAAATTCACCGCTTCCGGATCTATTACTTTTTAGGAAATAGAATGAGACGTAATAAAGGTACATTTGGAAAGAAAGCACTGGTAGCTAACACTAGTTCTGCTAGTGGGTTGTTTTCTTTGAATGACGTTGGAGACGAACAACGCGATAGTAATTGGCCTACCATGGTTACTGGTGCTACATTAATGGATATTTTAACCGTGGCCGGAGGCGGCGGTGGTGGTACTGGTGACAACGGTTCAAACGGTGGTGGTGGCGGTGGGGGCGCCGGAGGATATCTACTCAACTCTGGCGTGTCCATTTCTAGTGGTATTACCTATACAGTTGCAGTAGGTAGCGGCGGATCTGGCGCAGCTTATTTTTCTAATCCTGGCGATGGAGTGGTAGGCGCAGACAGTTCATTATCTGGCTCGGGCCTTACAACAATTACTGCTGCGGGTGGTGGATACGGGGGTGGATTTTCATATCGACCTGGCGGCGATGGTGGATCAGGTGGGGGCTCAGGTGGCCGAGATGAAGGTACTGGTCAACCAGCTGGTTCTGCATCTCCGGCCGGGCAAGGTAATCCAGGTGGTAAAGGCGGATCTAGAAACGGATTCTATGGTGGCGGCGGCGGTGGTGGCGGCGCCGGAGCATCTGGTGGCAACAACTCTCACCATAACGGTGGCGGCGGTGGAGGCGGTTCATATTCGTCGATAACCGGAGCAAACACTGCTTATGCCGGTGGCGGAGGTGGTGGAGGCAATGGGCCTGGCACTAATGGAGGCGGCGGCGCCGGCGGCGGTGGCGCTGGTGGCAATGGACTTGGAGGTACGGTAAATACAGGTAGCGGCGGTGGTGGCCAACGCGCAGGTAATAATCCCAATGGTGGTGGTAATGGTGGCAGTGGTGTTGTAATAATTCGAGCTAACGGACCTGCAACTGCAGTCACCGGCTCTCCAACGGAAACTACCGATGGTTCATATAATGTCTATAAATTTACTGGTTCCGGATCTATTACTTTTTAGGAAATAGAATGAGAATTAATAAAGGTACATTTGGAAAGAAAGCACTGGTAGCTAACACTAGTTCTGCTAGTGGGTTGTTTTCTTTGAATGACGTTGGAGACGAACAACGCGATAGTAATTGGCCTACGATGCCACCTGCTTCAGCAACGGTTGAATTACTACTTGTTGCCGGCGGAGGTGGTGGTGGCACTGGCTTAGGTTGGCAATTGGCAACCGGTGGAGGCGGTGGTGGAGCCGGTGGTATGACTTCCAATAGCTCAGTTACGCTATCCGGCTCAGTAGTATATACTGTAGCCGTAGGTGCAGGAGGTGCTACGGGTGTTAACGGCAGTAATACTTTTATATCTGGCACTGGTCTTACCACTATATCTACATTAGGAGGTGGTACACAGGGTGCAGCAGGTGGATCTGGTGGCGGTCAAAACGTAGGATTTGCTGGAGGAGCAGGAACTCCTGGCCAGGGTAACCCAGGCGGAGGCGGTGGTGGACAATACAGCCCTGCAGGGGGCGGCGGTGGAGCTGGATCTGCTGGTACAGGATCAGACAACGTAAATGGTGGTCCAGGAGGCTCCGGACTCAGTAGTAGTGTAACGGGTTCGGCCGTAACGTACGCTGGTGGCGGAGGCGGCGGTACTGGTGGTACGGGAGGTACTGGAGGCGGTGGTAATTCCGGAGCTCCTGGATCTGCAGGAACTGCCAATTTAGGTGGTGGCGGCGGTGGTGGTAATACTAATAATGGTACCGGCGCCGCTGGTGGATCAGGTGTCCTAATTCTAAGAACTTTATCTACAGCAACTGCAACTACAGGCTCGCCTACCATCAGTACTGATGGGTCTTATAACATTTACCAGTTCACTGGTTCAGGATCAATTACTTTTTAAGGAGTTACCGTGTCTCGTAGAAATTCAGGTACCGTTGGCAAAAAAGCAATTGCAGCTAATACTAGCTCTGCAAGTGGTATTTTTACAGTAAATGACGCCGCATACGAAAACGCTGCCGGCAATTGGCCATCGATGCCACTGTTAATGGACGTGTTAGTTATCGCGGGCGGTGGTGGTGGTGGCGGCGCTGGGTATAATTCTGCCGGTGGCGGCGGAGGCGGTGGTGCTGGTGGTATGGTTTATCAGACTGGGCTAGCTGTTTCACCAGGAGACATATTCGATTGCGTCATAGGTAGTGGCGGTACCGCAGGTAGTCAAACAAATTCCACTAGTGGAACTAACAGTCAGATGTCTGGCGGTAGCATAACTTCAATATATGGTTACGGTGGTGGCGGTGGCGGTATTGGCTATTTAAACAATCAAAGCAGTGCTGCAAGTAATGTAAAGGCTGGTGGTTCTGGTGGAGGAGCCGGCGGATATGCTGGTGCGTTCTGGCAAACTCCTGGTGGCGCCGCATCACCAGCTGGCCAAGGTAATCCGGGTGGACCATCACATACGGGCCCCATCGACGGTGGCGGCGGCGGTGGTGGTGGAGCCGGCGGCTCAGGTTCAGGCGGTACGCAAGCAGGAGCTGGAGCGAACGGCGGTATAGGTATGACGTCTTCTATTACTGGTTCTGCAGTATACTACGCCGGCGGCGGTGGCGGAGCTGAGGCAAGAGATGGTTATGGAGGTAACGGTAATGGTGGTGCAGGCGGCGGCGGTACCGGTAATGTCAACTTTATTGGAATGACTGGCGCTGTAAATACTGGTGGCGGTGGTGGTGGCCAAGTTGGCTTCCGTGGTACAACTCCTCATCCCGGTACCGGTGGTTCGGGTGTAATTATTATTCGAACAGGGGCTACTGCAACTGCAACTACAGGCTCGCCTACCGTCAGTACTGATGGGTCTTATAACATATATAAGTTCACCGGATCTGGATCAATTACTTTTTAAGAGGAAACAAAAATGGCACATTTTGCTGAACTAGGCATAGATAATATTGTCAATCGAGTTATTGTAGTTCACAACAACGAATTATTAGACGGTGACGGCGTAGAGCAAGAGCACTTGGGTGTTGCATTTTGTAACAATTTGTTTGGTGGTACGTGGATTCAAACTTCGTACAACGGAAATATTAGAGCTCGATTTGCAGGCGTAGGTTACACTTATAATAGCTCACTAGATGCTTTTATCGCTCCTAAGCCTTACGACAGTTGGGTACTTAATAACGAAACCACTGTGTGGGAAGCTCCAGTAGCAATGCCTGATGATGGCCAGGAATATGATTGGGACGAAGAGAATACTCAATGGGTGGTAAGACCGTCCGAATAAATAATTAGTAACCTTGAAATTATGGATCATGAATGGCGGTCAACTTTCCAGACAATCCCTCAAGCGGCCAGACGGTAACCTTTGGTTCGACAACCTATACCTACAATTCCACAAAAGGTATATGGACGTCTGGCTCGTCTAGCTCAACAAGCACGGACAATTATTTAGAGGTAGCTAACAGTGTCGTCTTTGTAACGAAGCCCGATGCTGTTGCCTCTAATAATGCTATTAAGGTTCTTATAGACGATCGTCTTCAAGTAGCAAACCTCCAGCCTCAGTTAGACAAGTATCTACAGGTAGCTAACGTATCAAGCTATGCCTTTTCTAGCGAAAAAGTGTTTACTGTTACTAACAGTGGTTCAGGCGCATACAAGTTCTATGGCGTTGGTACTGGTGCAGATGCATCCCAAGCCAACAGTAACCCTACTTTATATTTGTCTCGTGGTGAAAAGTATACATTTAATGTAAATGCTTCCGGTCACCCTTTCTACATTAATACTACAAACGCTACCGGTACAGGTAATGCTTTTGCTAACGGCGTAATAAACAACGGCGCTGCAGTTGGTAACGTAGTGTTCACAGTGCCAATGAACGCACCTGATACTCTGCATTACAACTGCCAATACCATTCAAGCATGAATGGAACGATCTATGTTTTATCCCAGACGTCGACAGATACAGCCAGCTTTCAAACTAAGGCGGATGCTACTGCAGCTAACAACGCTCTATTGTCTCTAATACAAGATAGATTACAAGTTGCAAATCTTCAACCGCAACTAGACAAATACCTACAAGTAGCAAATGGAATTTCACTCACCGCCTTCGATGTAATCACGGCTACTCCTAGTGGCAACGGCTCTTTAATCTACACTAGTGCAAATGGATCGTTTACCTTTACACCTGCCAACGCTACTCAAGGTAGCGGCGGTGGTGCCTCAGTAACTGTATCAGATGCTGCCCCAAGTAGTCCGTCCGATGGTGATCTTTGGTTTGATTCTGAAGATCTGATCATGTACGTATACTACAATGATGGGAGTTCTAGTCAATGGGTCAAGACAAGTCCGTCTAGTTCTACCGACTTATCAGGTTACCTACAAGTAGCCAATGCCGTAAATTTGACCTCTCTTGACGTCATTACATCTACACCAAGCGGTAATGGTTCATTAATATACAACAGCTCCAATGGCTCGTTTACATTTACACCTGCCAATGCTACCCAGGGTGGTGGAGGTGGAGGCGGTGCTTCTGTAACTTCATCCGATACAGCACCATCTAGTCCAAGCGCTGGTGATCTTTGGTTCCACACTACCCAACTAAAACTGTACGTATACTATTCAGACGGATCGTCTAACCAATGGATTCAGACTAATAGTGGTGTAGGAAACAGGGTTGATGAGTTTATTAAAGCATATAGATATCAGGGCACACTTGCAATAAATACAGGTGATACTAGATTATACCTACAAGATAGTTACATACTAAAGGGTATACACGCTTATGTTGACGCTGCACCGACAGGTTCTAGTGTCATTGCAGATGTAAAGAAAAACGGTAGCTCGTTACAAACGATTACAGTTGCTGCTGGAGCAACTACTGCATCTAATACTAGTTTAAGCCATACGTTTCTAAGTGGTGATTACCTTACAGTTGATATCACCCAAGTAGGTTCATCAACTGCTGGCACAAATCTGTACATGGTTTTTACATTTAACTAAAGGGTTTACAATGTACGCACATCTATATTTTGACTCAGGCACGGCCACCGGTGAAATCGTTAGAGATATAGTTAGGTTAATTACTAGCTCTACGTCTACTACTGCTAGTCTTGCTGGTCTAGAATTTATTAATACTGGTAGCTCTACGGTCGTTGGTGGTAACAGTGGTTGGAGTCTAAATTCAAACTCACCAACTATTCCTTCTTCGGGCACAGCGGTTAGTACTAGTGATGCTTATTTTATTCTAGAAGCATCGTGTACTACAGTTTCTAAAACTAAGTATTGTAGTATTCAATCTAATTGTGATTGGACTTCCTCTGACGTTACACAGGCCACCCCAACAACTATTGGAGGCGGAGCTACTGCTTTCAATATGTCCAACGTACTAGATCCTGGCGCTGCTACTGAAATGTACAGCGCTGGATATGACGGTACTGGTGCTAACTATACAGATGTAAATGGTATTGTAGCAACCGCAGATTTTTCTGATAACGGTATCCACATCTTTGCCGACTCTACTCGAATACTAATACACGGTAAGGATGGTAATCAAAATACGGTACTTTTGGGTAACGCTGAGTTTGCAGAAACATCTACTACCACTCATCAGAGTCTTGTACCACAGTGTAATTTTCTTGTTAACGAACAAAGGATTATCAATGGATTAGACTTGGCCAGTTACAGAGGAGAGGCGGCTTCGATATGGTTGGTTGAACAGGCCTCTACCAGTTTCTTTCAATTAAGTGAAGCCACATATTCATATAATCCAAACTTTTTAGGTAAAATACGAACTGCTGGCTGGATGGAAAAAAGTGGTAGTGTCGCTAACTATGGAGGAGCTTATCGAGGTACTGCTTACCTAGATGACGGTACAACGACTGGCAGTACTACTAGTTCAACCACTGTAGGTTATGGCACACAACAAAACCAAGGTATGATAGGAACTGCTGCTGCTTTAAGTTTGTTTGGTACAGGCTTCATGGATACTACGGTTAACGATAACACCGGTTATGATAATCTGTGGGGCAGAAGTACGGCTCTAGCATATGATTCTTCAGGTAATGTAGGCCTCGCTTTGAGAAAAGTGTTTTGGGAAGTAGATCCAAACTGGAATAATGACGTGCTGGATATAAGCGGTATCAGTAACTTTTGGAGATGCGCTGCTGCATTGGGTTCAGATGGTGATACTATCACAATAGGTTCAGACGTATATGTTTATCTTAATATGATACCATCAGCTCCGGAAACATTAGGTGCATTCTTAGTCAAGAGAACTTAACATGGCCGCTTTACAAATTACAGTTAGTGGTTCAGCGCAGGACGTAACAGCGTTACACATAGTAGAGTTTAATGCAGCTAACACCGTTGTATTTTTAGCAAATACTTTTTCAATTAATAACAAGTACGATCGTTTAATTGAAGTAGGTCCAGCTATTACAGCAACAGCTGCAGCAGATCCAGAGAGTTGGGAATAACATGGAACAGCTAACTATAAACAAACATTATACGGACAGTACTGGTAAAGTTCTGTATCTTGATGTAACCTTAAGTTTGACACAAGGTGGATTGACCAAATCTGCTAATAATATTTTTTCTGTGAATCTTAATGAATATAGTGAAGACGTGGCTAAGAAGATAGTAATATCAAAATATCCTCAGTACCCAATGCTTCAAACGAAAGTACATTATTTGTTTCATCTGGCTAATCTAACGGAAACAGAAGTGTAATCTATGGCTGTTAACTTTCCAGATAGTCCCACTAACGGACAAGAGTTTACAACTAACGGTACTACGTTTGTCTATAACTCTACAGACGGAAGATGGGATGCGACACAGACACCTGTTTTCGATCAGTACTTGGAAGTAGCTAACAGTACTGGTTTTATTACTCAGTCTACGCTAGACGGATACTTGCAAGTATCTAACACATCTAGTTTTACAACATTAACTTCGTTTAATGTTCTGACTAGTACCGCTAGCGGCAATGGTTCATTGTCCTACAGTAGCTCAAATGGCTCATTCACTTTTACTCCAGCGAACCTAACTGAAAATAGTCCGTCAGTTGTGTACGCACTAAGCGGTACAGATATTGATCCAACTAACGGTGGAATACAAACTAAAACATTATCTGCAGACACTACATTTACTGAATCTTTGACTAACGGTGATAGTGTTGTGCTTATGCTTAATGCTGGAGCTTCTTACACTGTTACTTGGCCTACTATCACTTGGGTAACGAGCAACGGTAACGCGGCACCAACTTTGACTGCCAACGATACACTTGTATTCTGGAAAGTGGGTTCTACTCTGTACGGAGCCTACGTAGGTAGCTACACGTAATGGATAACTTAGCAGTATCGTTACGAGCCGCTGCCGGCAATGTAAGTACAGGTGGAGGCGCAACCAATCCTAATGCATGGGACATTTCGTATGCAGAGTTAGATCATACTAACTCATCCAATTTTTTTGATATAGATGAAATGTTACTTGCAAGCAGTACTGGTGTAGGCACACAGGAAGCAAACCCAAGAGGATTATTCTTTAAGCCTGATGGTACTAAAATGTACATTACCGGAAATTCTGGTGATGATGTAAACGAATACGATTTAAGTACTGCGTGGGATCCAGCTACAGCTACCTTCAATCAGGTCTTTTCCGTATCTTCACAAGAAGCCACGCCATCAGGTGTCCACTTTAAACCCGATGGTACTAAAATGTATATTATAGGATATACTGGCGATGATATAAACGAATACGACCTTAGTACAGCTTGGGATGTTAGCACCGCTAGCTATCAGCAAAATTTTTCTGTAGCCTCACAAGAAGCTACTCCGGAAGATTTGTGGTTCAAGCCGGATGGTACTAAAATGTATATAACTGGCACAACATCCGATATTGTGAGGGAATACGATTTAAGTACTGCTTGGGATATCAGTACGGCTAGCTATTCTCAAGGTTTCAACTTAATATCACCAACTAACTACGAAGGTGGTTCTAGAGGCTTATGGTTTAACTCTGATGGTACTGGAATGTGGGTATCTGGAACATCTGGCGATGGAGTTGATGAATTCTCATTAAGCACTGCATGGGACGTGACCACTGCTAGTCACGTTCAGTACTTAAATTTATATAGCACTAGCATTTTTACATCTGCTGGAGCTACTGGTACTGCCGAGACCAATCCAATGGCAATCTTTTTTAAACCTGAAGGTGATAAGTTCTTTATGGTAGGTAATGGCCAGGATAAAGTACATACTTATAAAGTTGGTGTTAAATATCTAGATGTAAGCAGTGAAGAACTAACCCCAAACTCAATATCTTTCAAATCTAATGGTACTAAAATGTACATATTAGGTAGCAGTGGCGATGATATTAACGAGTATGATTTAAGTACTGCTTGGGATGTATCAACGGCGACTTACTCACAAACTGGATCTGTAAAATCAGATAATAGCGTCATGACAGCTCCACAAGGAATGTTTTTTAAAGATGACGGAACTAAAGTTTATGTAACAGGTCAATCTAGTGATGTCGTAGGTGAGTACGACCTTAGTACAGCTTGGGATATAAGTACTATGAGTCACAATCAAAACTTCTCAGTAGCATCACAAGAGGCTACTCCTGCAGGCGTTTGCTTTAAAGATGATGGTACTAAGATGTATGTTACTGGATATACCAGTGATAATGTTCTAGAATATGATTTAAGTACTGCTTGGGATGTTAGTACTGCTAGTTATTCTCAGGCGTTTAGTGTCAATTCACAAGAAGCTGCACCGAGAGGCGTGGTTTTTAAAACAGATGGCACCAAGATGTATATTGCTGGATCTAATGGTGATGAAATTAATGAATACGACCTTAGCACTGCATGGGATGTTAGTACTGCTACGTTTAACCAAAATTTTAAAGAATCCATAGTGCAAGAAACTGTTTTAACTGATGTATTCTTTAAACCAGATGGCACAAGGTTTTGGATAACAGGCAGAACAAATGATAACGTATACCAATACAATATACGGAGTAGTTAATGTACGTAAAAGTAGAAAATAATGAGATAGTCCAGTACCCGTATAGCATCGAGCAATTTCGTGCGGACAATAGAAACGTGTCCTTTCCGTCAGACTTAACTAATGATATATTAGCTAGTCATGGAGTCTATCCTGTTACCAACGATCCAGCTCCAACATACGATCCTGCTACTCAAAGAGTGGAAAAATCTACTACACCTGTGCTGAGAGATGGTAGCTGGGTGTTAACTAAATCTGTATTACAGCTTACTGCAGATCAAATTACCTCATACACTAACACTATAGCGAAAAAAGTGAGAGCTACAAGAACCCAACTATTACAAGAAACAGATTGGTGTGCATGCAGTGATGTAACAATGTCTACAGAAATGAATACATATAGACAAGCATTACGTGATGTGCCTGCTCAAGAAGGCTTTCCGCACACAATAACTTGGCCCACCAAACCATAAAGGTTAAACGATGGCAGTTAATTTTCCAAGTAATCCATCAGACGGCGATACAGTACTAACCGGTACCAAGCTGTACACCTATCATTCGTCTAAAGGTGTGTGGAAAGATTCTGATGGAGATGATGTCACTCAGTCCACTTTAGACAATTATCTCGAAGTAGCAAATAGCTCATCGATTGGTGTTACTACGTACTCCGCGTTGTCTGATTTGCCATTGTCAGGACAATCTACAGGTAAGATGGCTTATGTGTCAGGTACAAACAGATTGTATCTGTGGGCTGGTAGTGGGTGGTATAATATTGCGCTTGTTAATACAGACCCAAGCATTAGCGGAGCTAGTTCAACATATAATCTTGATACAGGTGGCGCCAACACAGTTGTTACATTAGCTTCTTCTGACCCAGAAGGACTACCTATCAGCTTTTCAGTAAGTCATTCAGGAATTGGTGTCGGTGCTAATGCTATTGCAACAGTTACTCAATCTAATAACATATTCACATTTACACCTACCACTAATACCGCTTTGGCAGGTACATTCACTACTACCTTTACAGCTAGCGATGGTGTAAACGTAGCCGTTGCCAACAGTTCGTTTACACTGACGTTCACTGTCAACAACAGTAATTATACTACAGCTTTAATTACATCAGTAGGCACCAATAATCAAGTCAACAATACTTTTGTAGATTCAAGTACCAATAGTCATACTATTACTGGATCTGGTGATGTAACACAAACTACGTTTAGCCCGTATCGGCATGGTGGGTATTCAGTTTATTGCGATGGAAGTGATGCAGTTAAATTTAATGAGACAGCCTCCGATGAATTTACCTTTGGGACTGGAGATTTCACTTTAGAAGGTTGGTTTTGGATTGATTTAGCCTCTATCGCTGCGGGGGGTGAGCATACGCTTATTGGTAACAATGGTACAGATGGAGAGCTATGGTTTAGTATTATTGGCTCAAATTGGAGCGGGCCAAAATATAACTTTCAAACAGGCACCGGAAGCGGTTGGAATACCACAGTTTCTTCTAGTACGAACACAGTTACATTAAAAGAATGGGTGCACCTAGCTGTCGTAAGAGATAGCGGAACTGTAACAATTTATGAAAATGGCACGTCAGTCGCAAGTGGAAGTAACTCAGACAATATTCCAAACACCAATAGCATGTTGTCCTTTATGGGCAGACCACAAACCTATGGTCAGTATGCTACTGGTTATATTCATGACGTTAGAATAACCAAGGGAGAAGCGGTATATACATCGTCCTTTACCCCTCCTACAGAAAAAATGAGCGCAGGGGCTAATACAAAATTACTTGCTTTTAGAAAACCTTATATTATTGATGAATCTAGTAGTTCTTTGTCCGTAACTCTTGATACGGGAGACCCGTCTGTTGAAGCTTATGCCCCCTACGACTACGAAACATATTCTGCTACTGATAATGGCGGGTCGATGTATTTTGATGGCAATGGTGATGGGGTATCGGCAGCAAATCATACTTCTTTCGATATAGGTTCAGGGGACTTTACTATAGAGACCTGGTTTTATTCTAGTAATCCTGACAATGGATATATTTTTGGAAAAGGCGACTCGACTACTGCTTCCGGAACTTCGTTTTGGATGAGCGGTGGTTCCGGCACCGGCCTTTATCTTTTTCATGGAGGAAGTTATACTGTTATGCAGACCGGCGCGTTGCCTGTTAATCAGTGGACTCATTTAGCTTTTGTACGAAATGGAACTAATTTAAGTACCTATATTAATGGTACAAGTGTGCACAGCACTACAGCTTCTATTACGGTAAATACAACTTCAAATGAATTAGATATAGGGTACTATCCTGCTACGGCTTGGATAGGTAATCTTGAAGACTTTAGATTTGTCAAAGGCACCGCTGTCTACACATCTAACTTCACACCACCCACAGCACCACTAACAGCAATCACCAATACGTCTTTGCTCCTACAAGGGACCAACGCTGGCATTATTGATAAGTCGCAGTCAGTAAAATCATTGACTTTAAATGGTGACACCAAGTCGTCTACGACTCAGAGTAAGTACCTTACTTCGTCAATGTATTTTGATGGTACAGGAGATTATATAACGATTCCTGATAATAATCTTCATGAAATGGGGAGTGCTGATTTCACTGTTGAAGTATGGGTTTATTGTACTGGCGATCCGGGGACTTGGCAGGTCCTAGTCGGCAAGGGCGCTAGTGGCATTTATTCTCCGTTCGCTCTATATAGAAACTCAGATGGCAATGGTTACTTATTCGGATCTACAAATGGAACTAGTTGGGCTGTTAGTAATAGTTTTGGTGCGCTTTCAACAAACACTTGGTATCACCTAGCTTTAACTAGAAGCGGGAATACTTGGACAGTTTATAAAGATGGTGTAAGCAGTTATAGTACCACTATAAGTGGATCTGTATATAATAATTCTACCGCTCTTGGAATAGGCGGTAGATCCGACAACACAGAGTTGTTTCAAGGATATATGTCTGATGTCCGCATCACCAAAGGTCTAGCACGATACACGTCTAGCTTTACACCACCCACCTCAGCTTTGTTAGGCTAAGGTAATTTATTTTTATAAATACTATGATCAAGGAGTATATTATGCCAGAAGTAAAAGACGCGATTGATCAACTTGCTAATAAGCAGTACGATCAGTTTCGCTCAACCGTCAGTGACCTTTTAATGGATCGCCTTAAAGGTAGAATTGATAACGAAAAGTATGCTGTAGGGCAATCTATTTTTGCCGACGAGCAGCCCGAAGAAGTTGATGCGGAACTTGAGGTCGACGAATTAGAACAACCAGAGGAGACTTCTGATGAAGAAGTTTAAGGACCTGTTTGAAGATAGTCCTGCAAAAGACTATACTCCAAACAAGGAAAAGGACAAGCAGGAGTACAAGCCCCGCTCAAAAGGTGAGCAGGACTTTGCTAATATGCACATGGTTAGTAAAGTAGGTCACCCAGTAGCTATGGACCATCAGTTTTCCGGTGATGTTTCTGGCAACGAGCGCCTGCCAATGGGTGAGCCAGAAAAGCATGTAGGTGGTATCAAGCATGCAGATGGCGACAGTAAGCCATTAAAGCAAGGAACTTCTGAAACTCAACCAGGTGGATCTGCTTTTAAAGAACCCAAGCAGTATAGTCGAGGCGGTGAAAAGTCTCCTGTAATGCAGGGCTCGTCCAAGATTAAAGAAAGTAGAAAGTTTAGCGATTTCAGAACCGTACTTGACGAAGGGGTCGTCGATACTTTAAAAAAGATTAAAAGCCGTAAGCAAGCAATGCCTGTAAAGTTTAAGAACAACAAGACTTTAAAGGTTGACCTGTTTACGGCTAGTAAACTTATTTCAGTACATGATGCTCTTAAGCCCGCCAACGCTAAGAAGTTTAGAGATAGTTTAGAAAAGGGCGAGACGTCATTTATGACGATGGTCGATTTCGCTATGCAGAACGCATAAGGACAATAAAAATGATATTTAAGGTTTTAGGCAACTCCGTTGCTCTTAACTCAGCCACAGATGTAAGTTCTGCTACATTGGTGCGTGTCGTAAACACTAACGCAGGTGAGCAAACTGTTACAGTAGCCAATACAGTTTCAAAAGTTAATGGTGGTGGTGATCCAGGTACTTTTGTACTTGAAGCTGGTGCCACAGCTTTCCTTGCTAAAAGGTCTACTGACACAGTAGCAGCAGGAAGCGCTGATGTAAAAGGCACCCCGGTAGCGAGGGCATAAAATGAAACTTATTACCGAGATTACAGAGACTGTAGAGTATCTTTCTGAAGCTAAAGAAAACGGTGGTAAGGATTATTTTATCCGTGGTCCGTTTATGCAGGCTAACATTAAGAATCGTAATGGACGAGTTTACCCTGCAGAGGTACTCGAAAAAGAAGTAAACCGTTACACAACCGAAAATGTTAACAAGAACAGAGCATATGGCGAACTTGGACATCCAACTAGTCCAACAATTAATCTTGATCGTGTCAGCCATATGATCAAAGAACTTACTAGAGACGGTGATAACTTTATCGGTAAGGCTAAAATTATGACAGAGACTCCTATGGGTCGTATTGTGAAGAACTTGATGGACGAAGGTGCTAGTTTAGGTGTTTCGTCTCGTGGTATGGGATCGCTTAAGAACAAAAACGGTGCAGCTGAAGTACAGAACGATTTCTATCTTGCAACTGCAGCCGATATTGTTGCAGATCCATCAGCTCCAGATGCTTTCGTTGAAGGTATCATGGAAGGTAAAGAATGGATTTGGGATAACGGCGTTATCAGGGAAGCTACCATTAACGACTATAAACAGACTATAGCGGAAGCCCCTAAAAAAGATTTGACAGAAGCCAAACTAAAAGTTTGGTCTGACTTTCTGTCCAAGCTATAATTTTTATAAATAACATTAGACCACTCAAAGGAGTTTTAAAATGTCTGGACAAGATATTCAAGAAGTGGAGCTTCAGGAGACTGAGCAGCAGGTTGAAGAATCTGTTGAGACAGTAGAAGAAGAGCAACTTGACGAGTTTAAAGCGTCAATGGGCGATCCTTCAGAAGTGCCTGAGCCAACTTCAACTAAGGCAAAGCCACGTAAGGGCGACAAAAAGGTAGTTGATGATCCTCAGGATTCTCCTACTGCTGTTAAAGTCCCTGGCACTAAGGCTGGTATCATTAACGCCATGATGTCTAAGATGAATGAGATGCCTACAAAGCAACTCAAAGCATCTTATGGCAAAATGATGGCCGGCCTCCATAAGGAAGATGTAGAATTCGAAGATGAAACTATTGAAGAAGTTCATAGTGTCCGCGATCTTCCAAAGATTACCTCTGAAGATGTATCAGTAGCTGAAGACGTAAACGCTATGTTCGAAGGCGCTGATGATCTTAACGAAGAGTTTAAAGAGAAAGCTGCTACGATCTTTGAAGCAGCAGTTGTTGCTAAGGTAAATGAGCAGCTGGAAAAAATCTCAACTAACTTTGAAGCTGAGCTTGCAGAAGAAGTAGAAAATCTGCAAAAAGAAATGAGCGAAAATCTTGACCAGTACCTCGACTATGTTGTCGAGCAGTGGATGGAAGAGAATCGTCTTGCTGTAGAGCAGGGACTCAAAGCTGAAATGGTTGAGGACTTCTTGAAAGGCCTTAAGGGCTTGTTTGAGGAGCACTATGTAGAAATCCCAGACGAGAAGGTTGACGTAGTCGAAGAGCTCGCAGCTAAGACTGAAGAATTGGAGTCTAGGCTAAACGAGCAAATCGAGAAGAATGTTGAACTTCACGGTGTTGTTGAGCAATATAAGAGGGATCAGCTGATTGAGTCAGTAAGCGCAAGCCTAACTGATACTCAAAAGGCTAAATTTGAGACCTTAGCTGAAGGAATTGATTTTAGTGATGAAGAGACCTTCGTTAATAAACTTAGTGTTATTAAGGAAAGTTATTTTGGCAAAGGTGAGGATAAGACTTCATCATATGAGTTGGACGACGATGAGCCATTAACAGAAGAGACTGCTGAAAAGCCAGTTCCTGCTGAGATGGCAAATTACGTAAATGCCATTTCTAGGTCCATAAAGAAGTAATATTATAAATAACTTTAGATAGATTAGAGGAGACTATCATGTTATCTGAACAACTTATCGAGAAGTGGCAGCCAGTGCTCGATCACGGCGATCTCGGCGAGATCAAAGATTCTCATCGTCGTGCTGTAACTGCTCAACTTCTGGAAAACCAAGAACGCTCTGCTCGTGAGCAAGCTATGGGTTCAGGCGGATACCAAATGCCATCGCTGTTGGGTGAGGCTTCGCCTACCAACGCAATGGGTGGTTCTTCTGCTCCTAGCGTTTCACCATCGGGCAACATCGATCTGTTTGATCCAGTATTAATTTCACTGGTACGACGATCAATGCCAAACCTGATTGCATACGACGTGTGTGGCGTACAGCCAATGACTGGTCCAACAGGACTAATCTTTGCTATGCGTGCACGTTACGCTAATCAGACTGGTACAGAAGCTCTTTTCAACGAAGCTGATACTTCAGTATCTGGTTCTGCTTCTGGTAACACAGCTTCACTTGGCGTAATCGATTCTACTACTGACAACCGTCAGGCTGGTAGCGACCCAACGACTCGTGCTCTTGCTAACAACTATTCAGTACAAACTGGTATGTCTACCACGGCTGCTGAAGCTTTGGGTGACGGCGATGCTAACGCTTTCCAAGAGATGGCGTTCTCAATCGAGAAAGTTGCTGTAACGGCTGTTTCACGTGCTCTGAAAGCTGAGTACACTATGGAACTGGCTCAGGACCTGAAAGCTATCCACGGCCTCGACGCTGAGACTGAGCTTTCTAACATCCTGTCAGCTGAGATCCTGGCTGAAATTAACCGTGAAGTTGTTCGAACGATCAACTACACTGCTTCAGCTGGTGCTCAGGAGAACGTTGCTTCGCAAGGTACTTTTAACCTCGACGTTGACTCTAACGGTCGTTGGTCAGTAGAGCGCTTCAAAGGTCTGATTTTCCAGATCGAGCGTGACGCTAACCAAATCGCTAAAGCAACTCGTCGCGGTAAGGGTAACATCATGATCTGCTCTTCTGACGTAGCTTCTGCTCTTCAGATGGCTGGCGTTCTTGATTACACCCCAGCTCTGTCAGTCAACCTGAATGTAGATGACACTGGTAACACCTTTGCTGGTGTACTGAACGGTCGGATTCGAGTCTACATCGATCCATACTTCAGCTCTTCAGCTGGTAACCAGTACTACACTCTTGGCTACAAGGGCTCTAGCGCCTTTGATGCTGGTATCTTCTACTGCCCATATGTACCTCTACAGATGGTACGTGCGGTTGGTGAGGACACCTTCCAGCCTAAGATTGGCTTCAAGACTCGTTACGGCATGGTTGCTAACCCATTTGCACAAGGCGCTACAGCCGGCAATGGTACAATCAGCTTCAACAACAAGAACGTATACTACCGACTTGTTGCAGTAGCGAACCTGATGTAATAAAAAGACCCGTAAGGGCGATTTTGGACGGGAGCTTCGGCTCCCGTTTTTTTTGTCTGGATAAATAGATCAGGAGGAATATATGGCTACTACACAACCTAAAACTAAGAGCTACCTATCACCGCTTGGGTTTAGGTTTCTTCTTAACAGAACTCCTAATACTAACTATTTCGTACAAAACGTACGTCTTCCTACTCTTTCACTAGGACAGTTTGATATTGAAGATCCGTTTGTTAAGTTGCCAATGCCAGGCACAAAACTTACCTTTGAGCCTCTTGACATTACGTTCCTAGTAGATGAAGATATGACTAACTATTTGGAGATCTTTAGTTGGTTAGAAGGCTTAGGCTTTCCAGAATCATTTGATCAATACCGTAATTTGGTAAGGAGCAATCAAACTTCTCCATCTCAAAAAAATGCTTCGGTGTTTAGTGACGGGGACCTTATCATTCTTTCTAGCCATCAAAATGCCAACATCAAAGTAAAATACAAAGATATGTTCCCAATATCGTTGTCTGATCTTGCATTTGATAGTACACTGACCGATGTAGAGTACCTGCGTGCTACAGTAACCTTTAGGTATAGATCGTATACAATTGAAAAATTTTAAAGTATGAAGATAGAACAAGTGATTGAAATGTGGCAGCAAGATGCCAAGATAGATGATGTTGATTTGGATACCGAGTCGCTTAATGTCCCCGTGCTGCATGGTAAGTATCTCAAACTATTCTATGAGCAGAAGCTCAAACTTAAAAAGTATAAGATTCAATATAAGACACTTAGCAAAGTGCTTAGTGAGTATTATCGTGGTGAATTGAATAATCCGGAAGACCTTCAACAGATTGGACGCGAACCATGGGAAAAGCATGTTCTCAAGGCAGACGTGTCTCAATACATTGAGGGTGATCGGGAGATGGTTGATCTTGTTACACGTATGGTGTATCAGGAACAAGTAGTTTCGTTATTGGAAGATATTATGAAAAGTATAAACAACAGAGGCTTCCATATTAATGCAGCTATCAACTGGAGGAAACTCACCCAGTTCGGCGTATAGAGAATTGTTAGTAATTGATAAAGTGAATGAGACCTTCTTAAAGGTCAACTGTAACCAGGGTATTGCACAGGAGCTGAATGAGTTCTTTTCATTCTTTGCAACTGGGTATAAGTTTATGCCTGCCTTTAAGAGAAGGCAATGGGATGGGCGTATACGTTTGTTTAATAATCGCAACAACGGACTGTATGTTGGGCTACTTCCTTATCTAAAAAGTTTCTGCGACGAAAGAGACTACGATATTGAGTTTGATCCTAGCTTAGAGCTCCAAGAAGAGTTTTCGTTCCAAGAGTCTATAGAATTTTCCAGCGAGATTAAACTACCGTTTGAACCACGCAAGTACCAATTAGAAGCATTTACACATTGCATACGTAACAATAGGTCAATGATACTTTCTCCGACTGGGTCTGGCAAGTCGTTGATCATATATTTACTGTCAAGATTCTACAATGAGAAGACCTTGATAGTAGTACCAACAGTATCGCTGGTTCGCCAAATGTATAGTGATTTTAAGGACTATGGATACACAGAAGAGTGTAAACTAATTAGTGCAGGAGTCGATAAAGAGGTTATCGATGAAGACATTACCATTACAACGTGGCA